GTGTTCGCCCCTACGATGGAATGGGACCCGTCAACAATCCAAAAAGGTTGTCTACTGTAGCTCAGTCTGGAACATTGAGCTCGGCTAAGTTTCAGCAGGTGGGTGGTCTGCCGCTCACGGCTCCCAAGTCGAGTGGCACCTACGCCCCGGTCACGCAGCTCGCTCGCGTAGATACCAAGGCCACGGGTGCGTATGCCGCCTCAATCCCCCGCAACGGGTCCACGCGCCTCCCCACGCTGCAGGGCGGCACGTCCACTTAAGGGCACGTCCCCCAAGGGGTCCTTCATGGGCCCCGTGCGGCCTGCTTCCAGGTTACATCACACGCAGCACACTGGTACATCCACACAACATTTTTGGCGTCCAACTTGATGCCAACAATGTTTGAGTCCTTCCCCTTGGTGGGGCAGACGGGGTTAGGGCACTTCATGTTCGTAAAGCGAGGCAGCGTGGGGTCATGCTTGAGGTAGGGGTTGATCGAGTACTGAATTGACGTGTCCTGTAGGAGGTCGTGCTCGTAGACGACCGGGTTCTCCTTGGTGATAGGCTCCTCGTACTCGCACTGGCGGCATTTGAGGAAGGCAGACCCAGAACGCTCTTCGATGTTGTACATCATGTTGTCGCACTTGGTACAGAACTTCATTGTGTAGATAGGTCTCCCTTAGCATAAGGTGCGTCCATTTTTTCCGCCGTTGGCCGCGTTTAAAACGGATAGTTGGCCACAAAGTAATCGGCCCTACTTATCACAGGATGCTCAAGTCAAAGCTCAAGGAGTTTCTTGATGGCACCGGCAAGGAGACCGACACAGATAAGAAGAAGGGTGGTCGCAAGGCTGAGGGCGATTCTGCAACACACACGGGCATGTCTGGGGGTGCATGGAGGATTGACGAGGAGGACATTGATGAGTTCTACAAGCTGTATTCCGAGTACATTAACCACGGACATGGAGCCCTCCACATGACGGAGGTGAGTACTCGCATCGGTGCGATGCGCGTTGATCTGGACTTCAAGTATGATGGCCGGCTGGAGAACCACATCCACACGCAGGAGCAGGTGGTGAAGTTTGCGATGGCCTACATGGATGAGGTGAAGAAGTTCTTGGTCCTTCCCGATGGCATTGAGATCTTTGTCTCCGAGAAGCCGGAGCCGACTCTGTATCCGGCGGGAACTGAGAAGAACAAGTCGGATCGCGATTTCTCGAAGTCGGGTCTTCACATGGTGATTCCTGTCTTGAAGACCAATCACTTTGTGGAGGAGGAGATCCGTCGTACCTTGCTGAAGCGGATGGACGAGTTCTTCCCTGGACTGCCTCTTGCTGACAAGTGGGACAAGGTCTACGACGAGGGCATGTTGAAGCATACGAAGCCCTGGACTCTGCTGGGGTCCAAGAAGAAGGAGGGAACTCCGTACCAGATCAAGTACATCTTGGACTGGGATCCTGCGACAGGGGAGATCAGCGTGGATACGAACGTTCCGGTTCAGATTACTCCGGATCTTCTCCGGAAGTTGTCGATCCGATCCAGTCCATCTACGGAGACGCCCATGACGGAGGACGCAACGGCCCGCTTCAAGAAGAAGGCTGAGCAGGAGGAGGTCCGGGCATCGGTGGGTGCCCAGCGTGGTCGGGCAGCTGCTCGGGAGGGCGAGAAGCGTGGATCCAGGGCGTCGACTCCTGAGAGGAATACGTATCGGATGCCCTTGTCGGAGGACATGGTCACCTACTACCGGAAGCACGCGATGAACCTTGCTGCGTTTCGCTACACCAGCTACGAGGACTGGATTAGCGTGGGCATCTGTCTCAAGAATATCCACCCCGACTCGCTGGAGGCGGTGTTCTATGACTTCAGTGCACAGTACACGGACTACGATCCTCGTCTGGCGCAGTCAAAGTGGGACAGCTTCAGTTTCCGCACAAACGGTCCTGTTCTGTCGGAGCGCAGTCTGCGTAACTGGTCTCGCCTGGACAATCCCAAGGAGTACGACAAGATCGAGCTGGATAACGTGGAGGAGCTCGTGGAGGAGGCCACAAAGACCATGACGGAGCACGACTTTGCCCGGGTGGTCTTTGCGATGTTCCGTGACGAGTTCAAGTGCTCGGACTACGGGCAGAACGAGTGGTACTGCTTTGTGGGTCACGTGTGGCGCCTGACCAAGAAGGGTGTCGGGCTGATTCGAAAGCTGTCGAGTGATGTCTGGCGGAAGTTCGTGGAGAAGGAGAATGCGATGGGCCGCCTGAAGGAGGTGACCGATCCTTGCTCATGTGGTGGCAAGAAGAAGGGTGAGGAGCCGGCTGAGCCCTGTGAGATGTGTAAGATTGAGAAGCGGAAGCAGAAGTATGTGGATGCGCAGAAGAAGCTGAAGACGACGGCTTTCAAAAAGAACATCATGGAGGAGGCGCGTCTGCTGTTCCTGGATGAGGAGCTGTCCATCAAGCTGGATGCGAACAAGAACCTGATTGCCTTCAACAATGGGATCTTTGACACGCTGAACATGGAGTTCCGCGATGGAAAGGCCGAGGACTATCTCAGCTTCTCTACGGGTCTGGACTACCACGAGACGCGGCACTACACAGAGTACGCGTGCTGGCATGAGTTGTGGAAGTTCCTGAGCAGCATTCTGCCGGATCCTGAGGTCCTGGCGTACTTTATGGCTCACCTGGCGACCTGTATGGTGGGTGGGAATCCCGCCCAGAAGTTCCACATCTTGACGGGTTCTGGCTCGAATGGAAAGTCGATGCTGGTGATCTTGATGGCGATGTGTATGGGAACCTATGCGTGCAAGGCTCCGATCACGCTGATCACGCAGGACCGCGGCAAGGCGGGTGTTGCGAACCCCGAGCTCGTGCGTATGAAGGGTAAGCGCTTCGTGACGATGCAGGAGCCCGAGGAGGGCGCCAACATCAAGACGGGTCTGATGAAGGAGCTGTCTTCCTGCGAGAAGATCACTGCGCGTGACCTGTTTGCGGGTGCGAAGGAGATGATTGACATTGAGATTCAGGCAAAGTATCACGTGTCGTGTAATAACAAGCCGAAGGTGGATACGCAGGATGGTGGTACCTGGCGCCGTCTGCTAGTGATTGATTTCCCGAACAAGTTTGTGCCGAACCCGACTGCGCCGAATGAGCTGCCGGATGACAAGACCATTCAGATGAAGGTGGAGAGCGTGGAGTGGGCAGAGTGCATGATGAACTATCTGGTGACGATCTTCAAGGAGGGCCATGGTTTCAGGAAGCTCCCTGTTCCGGAGAAGGTCACTCTGAGTACCAGCGAGTACAAGAGTGAGACGGACGTAATTGGTCGGTTCATTACGGAGTTCGTTCATCCGCTCGAGGAGGGTGAGCGGGTGACTGATCCTACGACTACGGGTCTGATGAACCGTGAGTTTCAGCGCTGGAAGCAGGAGAACAACCTGTACCAGGGATCTACATCGGAGCTGAAGAAGCGGATGGAGACAACCTACGGTTCACACCCTAAGAACGGGTGGACTTCCTTCCGCTTCGGCTCCGCCTAGAGCTCTTGCGACCGCCACGACGGGACCCAAGGTCCCTTGTGGACCGTGTCCGGCGACGGCGACTGCGTCCACCGTAGGGACCTGTTGCAGTTGTGGCCGGCGGGTAGGTGCCTAACGGCGCAGGTGCGGCACCCGTGGAGGCGGCGGGTGTGCTGGGCTTCGACGAAAACCACGTACTAGGATCATTCCAGGCCATTTAATAAAATCACTCTATTTTTTAATGAGCAAACAGCTAAACATCATTCTAGATATTGACAATACACTCGTTGAGTATTCTGGACGAAGAGGACTCAAGGAGCACTGGGCGACCCTGTCGGACGAAGAACGCGGAAAATACAAGCTCAGTCAGGGCTTCATTCTTCGCCCGCATCTCTGGCCTTTTTTGGAGTGGTTGAAAGCGAATGTGAAGTCAGTGAGTCTGTGGACCGCGTCAGATCCCGCGTATGCAAACTGGGTCAAGGAGGTTCTTGAAGATTACATGGGGCCAAATTTCATTTCAAACGTGTGGAATTCGGATGACTGTGCGGAAGCCAAGAAGATCAACGGCGTGATCAAGGATCTCAACTACATTTGGTACACGAAGAAGAAGTTCCAACCCTGCGATACGGTTCTCATCGACGACGTATCGGACAATATTAACAATAGCTATAACTACCAGAACGGGATTCAGCTCAAGGCTTTCGCGTTATGGGGGAATGTGTCTCACGACAATCAGGAGTGGGAGTACCGTGACTTATCGAAGGACCGGACGCTGCTAGACGTCATTGAAGTTCTGAAGAAGGTGAAGGGATGTCGCGAGGGTGAGGAAGATACGCATGTATTTGAAGATGCGCCTCACGTTGGGTTAGGCGGTCGTAGGAAGAGACGCCGCAAGTTTACTCGACGCGGCGGGCGCCGATACGGGACAGCACGTAGGTACGGAGGAGGCCGATCGTGAAGATGACCAGCACGAACGAGACCACCAGGTTGACGAAGGCGACCAGCACCTCACCCAGGCGGAGCGTCACGCCACCCAGCGTCACCGTGAAGGCACCGACACCCTTGCCAGCCGAGGCGGCCGGGGCGAGCATGGGCGTCAGGATGTCCTCGGAGAGCGACTTGAAAAACTCTCCAACAACGCCACCGAGGTAGAACGACGCTGTAAGTATTATAATGTCTCTCGTATCGAGCATGTTGTTTGGTATTCCATTAGATTGTTTTTTGGGCGGCCCTCTTTTCCTTTGCACGCTCCTTGGCTCGGCGACACTGCTCGGCGTATTTCTCTGGATTGTCTAGACGCCATTGGTTTGTCTTCTCTCTGATGTGATCTCGGTGTTCTTGGTGATACACTTTGGAGTATTCCTTTGAATGCCCTTGCCTGCGAGCATTTTGTTCCTTCACCTTCTCCGGGTTGGCACGTCTCCACTCCCGGAGTGCCCCGGCGACATGCTCCTTGTTTTCTCGCTGCCATCGCTGATGGGTGATCCGCACCTGCTCCTTCAGCTCCTCGTCCGTTATAACCGGTCTGTTCTTGTTGAGGCAACGGACATCGTATGTTTCGAGAGCCCGTTCGATCTCCCTGCGTTCCTCCCATAAGAGCTCTTCATCCGTTATGGTTTCAAACTCACGGACGAGTGTGATCTCGGCATTCTCCCAGCCTTTTAGGTTGAAGTAAGCGTAGACCGGTATGGCTCGGTGGGTCGGCCTGTTCCTGCAGATCCGATGTTCACTTAGGCGTTTCTCAATCGAGAGGCGGGTTGACCCGATATAGAAACACCCGTCTACTCTGCTTTGAATTCTGTATACCCTTCCCAACATAGTGTAGTGTAAAGAGAGTTGTTTCGCATCAATTCGTTTTTCCGACGTCTAGATAACTGAATCCAATGGGTATCGACACCCGATTTTTTGGACCGAGTGGATGGCAACTCTTTCATTTAGTTGCCTTCAAGTCAAAACACCCCGATGACGTCCTGAATCAGATGAAGGATGTCCTACCTTGCAAGTACTGCCGTGCGTCCACAACCGAGTATGTTGGTGCCCATCCCCTGCGAGGCGACCCTGGGCGATGGATGTACGAGATTCACAATATGGTCAACCACAAACTGCGTTCCCAGTGCAAAGATGACCCTGCGGTGGTGAACCCTGGACCCGATCCGTCGTTTGAGGATGTCAAGGCGCATTACATGTCCCTGAAGCCCACCGCAGTTCCCGGCGGCGACTTTTTGGCATCCATCTCAGCCAACTATCCCGACAATCCCGAACCCGAACAGATGGCGACCCAACGGACATTTCTCCACGCTCTTCACCATGCGTATCCCTTTCCCGAACTCCAGGCGGTCTATGCTGACTATATCACAGCGCATGAGCCCGAATTGGCCTCTCGCAAGGCCTACATGAAGTGGATGTACGGATTGCTGAGTGTCTTGTCGGAGAAGGTGGGGGCACCTATGCCCAGTTTCAAGGGGTTCGCTCACCAACTTGCGTATTTCAAGAGCGGCTGCTCTAAAAAGACGTATCGTGGAAAAACATGTCGCAAAACAGCGGGTGGTCGCACGAAGGACCGTGATCATCGGCGCACGTTTCGGATTGCTCATCGTAGATTACTTTGATTTGGGCTTGGTCTTCACTTGCAGACGTGTGTGACGAGCAGAGTAGACATCTGCTCTCTTCTCCTTGGCAGTCTTTTTGGTTTCGCGGCGAGTCTTAGGGGGCTCCATACACTCTATTGTTAAGATGTTTGGGTTCCGTTTTAATAGTCACCGCCACCGCGGCGGCTCTTGCGGCCACGACGGGTCTTGCGACGACCACCAGCCGGGGCGGCGTGGGAAAGGGGGCCACCGCTCAGGTTTGCCGAGCTGGTTCCCGACGAGGCAGGCGTCACATCACCGCCACCGCCACCGTGCTTCTTGTAGGTCTTCGCCGCCAGCTTGAGGACCTGGCCGAACTTCATGCCCTTGTGGGACTTCATCGTCTTCTTAACGTGGGAGAGCCAGGCAGTCATTTTGTTTAGTGGTGAAGAAGTTATTGTAATCCCACGGGTTTTTCAACAAACCCGGGGGCGAGACGCGAACCACTAAAAAGGAGCCACTGGCATCCATACGCAGAGGCGATGTTAGGATCCAGAGCTTGTTTGCCAAACGTAGGGTCAGGGGCGACGATGGTGATCGCATTCCGGTTGAATTCAACAAGCTCGGGCTGATCACGAGGGTGCATTGCCTGAGCATAGAGGAGGCGTCGCACCTTAGACTCCGACCACGACAGATTCACAAGAGAATCCAGATCGCTTCCCTGGACATTATCGGATACAATGATGATCTTGTTCTTCAGTTCGTCAAGTGGAGTTGAGACACCCGCGCGGCGGGTCAAGTGATGACGGACCGTTGTCTTCAGGCACTCTGCTGCGAGATTGAGCGTGACCGTATTGGTCGTGTGGGGTACGATGGAGAGAATGAACGGCTCAGAGCTTGTTGCCCAGGCTTGGATGAGATCTACGCACACCGAATCAAACGTCCAATACTCCAGTGTGTAATCAAATCCAGGATTCAGAGGAGCCTTTGCCACCGTGGGCTTGCCGTTCTCGTCTGCGTACAAATGGACTTCGAGCAGACGCCGTCCGGACGCGATCACCGTGTTGACATCCTCAAAGACGCCGCCTGTTACGTAATAGTCGCACAGCCGCTTACGAGAAGGGACGACTGCCTCGCTGCCCTCATGCCATACGCTATATCCCAAAATACCAACCAGTGCGGCTCCAATAGCAAGCTCCATTACTCATTCATCAGTTGTATTTTTGGGGGACGTGAACAAGAGTTGGCGAAATCCATTCATGACGTCATCGGGAATTCTTACTTGCATAGGAATCTCCGTCAAGCAGGCGTAATGAAAATACAGGCAATACATTCCGCATTCAGAATCCTTGAACTGGTGTCGCGTCGCATTGAAGGTCATCTTCATCGGCTGAGAGTGAATCCCCGTCTCGTCCCACTGGGTCTTCCAGCGCTTCATGAGCGTCTTGATCTCCTTCTCGGGAGCGTGGGCGTAGGAGTCAAAGTACGTGATACGCGGGTACTCCAGGTCCTTGCGGACATCACAGAACAAGGCGATCCAGTGCTCGCCTGGACCATCGTGGGGATCGGTGTTGAAGACAATGCCGATCTGTTCGTGTCCCTTCTTCACTAGTTCAGGGAGCTTCATCTTACAGAGAGCACTCACCAGACACTGCTGGGTCTCGCTCTGTAGATCAAAGTCAATTGGAATACATCCTACAAAAAAGTACTTGGCAAAGAGCCTGGTGTAGTTCTTCTCCACGCGATCAATGTCATCGGACGATAGCCATTCATTGCGCTTGACGGTCCATTCCTTGGGTGCCCGGGGCCGCTGCATCAGAGACGATACAATACATTCCGCCGATCCCGTAGAACACTTGTCCGATAACCGGTGCTGGATATTTGCCCACATTTCTTCATCGGTTCCCTCGGGCACCGGATCTTCCTTGGGGTGTTCTTGGTTGTAAACCTTGCGAAGACGCTGAACTTCTTCCGAGTCAAGCCAGGACATCCTTGTTATAAAACGGATACTCTAAAATCAGTTAAGAAGTAAACCATCATGGAGCGACTCAAGCCTATTCTCTCAGCCTACGCAACCGTTCAGCGTCAGATCAACGACATCAATACCCAGGTGAATACGCTTCGAGATGAGCGTCGTACCATCGAATTAGACCTGACTGCGGTGTACGCAACGTCTCGAGAGGAACTCCCCGACAAGATTAATCTTGCGACTTCGGGGATGACCTTTGCAGTGAAACGTCCAAATCAGTGGAAGAAGGGATGGTCCCTGTCCAAGAAGGAGCTCAAGTCCTATCTAGACGAGCTTATGCCCCAGCAAGCGGAGGCGGTGATGGCGGAGATTGTCAGGCGACAGGAAGAGAAGATGGTGGAGACGGATTACGGATTTGAGCTGAAGGTGCTGAAGCGTGATTGAGAGTTTCCTCTATTTCTCGGAGTGTTTGCTGAAATTCGGCTAGATGGCGTTTCGCTTGGTCCAGGTTTTCGTGAGGGAGAAACCCACCCCGGATACGAGTCAAATTACACACAAGCGACCCATTGGTGCTGAGGAGACGAGTAGCCAGGGTGAACAGAGGTTTCACCATCAACGTGATATGACTTTTTACAATACATTATTTTTAAATCAGTGATATAGAAATGGATGCATCTGTCTATACTGAAATGATACGATGTAGAGCTTTAGGAAGAGGCTGTCCAGGACCAGCAGGACCGGGCGTCCAACCCCTTTACGGTTCATTTTTGAGTATGACAAGTCAACCTGTCACGACAGTGAATCCTGTGGCAATCACATATTCAGAACGAACGATAGGAACTATTAGTGTAAACGGAACCTTTCCTA